TCTCAAGCAGGCCAACCGTCTCTCCGGAGACACCGAAGAGGAACTTGCCGCAGACGCGGACGACCTCCTCGAAGACCTGGGCACACCACGTCCGCAGGTCCCCCAACGTCCCAAGGGCCACGACGACGGCGGGAAGCCGTCCGACACAACCCAGGACATGTCCAAGCTGGCCGACTCGATCCTCGAGTCCGGCTTCTAGCACGCCGCAGCAAGACCGCTGCGGTTCCGCCACTAACAGGAGGAATCCACTATGGCGGTTCTTACTGCGCAGGGCATCTCGTCCCTGGCAATCGAACTTTTGACCCGCAGCCTCGTGCTGCCCAGCACCGTGTCCCGTATCCCTGGCGGCGAGTTCGCCGGAGCGAACGGTGACACGATCACTGTCCGTGTGCCCCAGCCCGGCTCTGCCCGGACGCAGGCGACTGCTGGTGCGACGATCACCTACGACGACGTGACCGAGATCCCGGTCGACGTGTCGCTCTCCCACCTGTACCACGGCAAGCTCGTCTCCGATGAGGAGATGTCGCTACAGCTCGAGGACTTCGGCCGTCAGATCACCCGCATCCAGGTTGATGCGGTTGCTACTGGCGCTGAGGACGAGCTGACCACGGTGATGAACGCGCTGGCGGCGGACTCTTCGTTCGCTCTGTCGGGGTCCGACACGGACACCGAGGACGCGATCATCGCGGCGTCGGAGACCCTTGACAGCAACAACGCCCCCGCGGGTGACCGGTACCTTGCCGTGTCTCCGCAGATCAAGTCTCGCATCCTCAAGATCCTTGATGCTGCGGACAAGGCTGGCGATGCCTCGGCCCTGCGTCGTGCAGTCATCGGCCAGCTCTACGGGTTCACCGTTGTTGCGTCGAACGCTCTGACCGCAGGCACAGCGTTGGCCTACCACCGTTCCGGGTTCGCGTTCGCCAACCGGGTTCCGGTCGCTCCGCGTGGCGCGAACGACTCTGCGACCGCTACGGCTGGCGGGGTCGGCCTCCGGCAGATCTTCCAGTACGTGCCCGACAAGCTGTCGGACGCGAGCGTCGTTTCGACGTTCGCCGGCGCCGCGGCCGTGTACGAGGACGGCACGGGCACCAACGGCAGCACGATCAAGCGGTTCTACAAGCTTGACACTGCGACTGCCTGATAGTTGAGGTGGTTCAGGTCATGGCCTGAACGTGTCCCAGCCGGGAGAGCGCACGTAGTTGACGGCCTCTCCCGGCTGGTGATGCGCGACCAGAACTATGCGACGGTGTCCGACTTCCAGCCGTGGCCGGACATCCATCCCGGCTGGGTCATGCTGGAATGGGACATCGCGCTCGACCGGCAAAGTCGGGAACGGTTCGCGGCGAACGCGATGCTGCAGCCCGACAGAGTCCGTGTCGCCCCGTACATGCTGTATTACGAGGGCGTGCCACGAAGGCAGGTTCACCGTTGGGGAGGGAAGCCGATCCCTGACGGGCAGCCTCGCGCAGATATGGTCGGTTTCGGTTGTATCTACTTTCCGCAGACTGTCCTGGACGCTTTCTGGGACGACCCGCCGGCACGTCTGATCCGCACCGGGACGTTGACGGACACGGTGTTCTCTGACTGGCACCGGGCCCGTTACGACCATTTCGACGTCGACTGGTCGGTCTGTCCGCAGCATTTGCACGGCGATTAGAAAGGTGGGCTGATGGCGCTTGCCACGTTCGTCCAGATGTCCACCCGTGTGGACGGCGGTATCGACCCCGGCGACCAGGGCCGGGCTGAGGCTGCGATAGACGACGCCTCAGCGCTGGTGCTCGATCTGGTCGATGATGCCACGCAGACGTCGTGGAACGCTTCCGCGCCGGCCACAGTGGTCGCAGTGGTGTGCCGGGCCGCGTTGCGAGGGTTCCTGAACCCTTACGGCGTCAAGTCTGAACGTCAAGGCGACTACCAGTACGAACTCGAGTCTGCGACCGGGATCTATCTGACGGACGCCGAGGTCCGGACGGTCCGCAAGTCTGCCGGCCAGCCTGGGATGGCGTCCATCGAGGTCACCCACCCGTACGGTTTCACCTACGACCTGCCGGGCAACAGCTACCGCGCTGACAGCCTGGGCCTGTGATGCCTACAGGGCTGCTCACACGGCTGCGTACGGCGTGGCAGGACTCGACGTGCACGATTACCCGTCCCGACCCGGACAACGTCACCTGGGACGGCACACAGTATGTCCCCGGCACGGTCGCGGTGTATTCGGGTGTCTGCCTGTTGCAGCCGATGCCGAACGAGGTCCGGGTCGTGCAGGCGGGGGATCGTGCCCGGTCGTTGAAGACCTACAAGCTGACGGTCCCGGCGTCGGTGTCGTCCCTGATCGACGACGACGTGACGGTCGACTCTTCGGCCGACAGTGACGCGGTCGGGATGAGCTTGCGGGTGCTGGACGCGCCGAAGGGCGATCTGACCACGGTACGCACGTTGCTGTGCGAGGAGCAGAGCTGATGGCTATCTCGACACGGCTCGCCGCCCGGTCACGCACCACGACGCTTGGTGTCCGCGGGACCCTGTATATCACCGGATGGCAGGCCGTCGCCGGGGAGTTCGCAAACGAAGCGGCACAGATCCAGCAGCGGATCGTCGAGATCACCGACGAGGCTGCCGAACGGATCGACGAAGCACAGCGTGCCGACATCCCTGTCGGGGAGGGCACTACCCGCGACTCGGTGGAGAACACTTCCGAGGTCCGCGGCGACGACTATGCCCGCGAGATCGGCCCGACATGGTTCGTGGCCCGCTACCTGCAGTTCGGGACGGTCAACATGCCATCGAAGATGGACCTGTATGGCGCGTCCCTGCGGGACATGGAGCGGTGGCAGGACCGTATGGCTGAGGCGTCGACACTGTGAACCTCGCCTCCTACGCAGACCACTTCATGGCGGTCGTCACGCTGCTGCGTGCGGTCCCGTTGACGGTCGGTGAGGGGCACGGCCGCGACCAGTCGGGGACCGTCCTTACGGCCCCGTACGTGACGGTGGAGACGACGTCCGGTCCGGGGTTCCGCGGCCCGGTCGGTGCCCGGTATGACGACGGGAACATGGAGATCCAGACCCGCTGTGTCGCTACGTCTGCCCGTGGGGTTGAGGTGCTGCGCGACCAGGTTGCTACGGCGATGCTGGGCGGGGTGTCCGTGTCGGGCCGTTCGGTGCAGGTCTGGACGGACCTGTCTGCTGGGACGACCCGTGATCCGGATCTTCACGAGCTGTTCTTCGGGGTGGACCGTTGGACACTCTGGTCGACGCCCGCTTGAGATCCCGTCCGTAAGGAGTCCTGATGTCCCACGTCCTCATGCGCCACAAGGTCACCGGCCACACAGCCCTGATCGCCGCCGCAGCCGTCCCCCACGCCCGAACACGCGGCTGGGAAGACCCCCGGACAAAAGTCCGGAAACCCCGGCCCAAGAGCCGGAAACCCCCCGAACAGGAGCCGGACTCCGGCCGGAAGAAGGAGTAACACATGGCACGCTTCATCCCCGACGGGACACTCCAGGTCCACTTCGTCGAAACCATCGCGGACACCTCCGCAACCACCCTCGTGGAGGTCCAAGCGGGCACCAACGGGACCGGGTTCGTCCGGTCGATGTCTACCCCGCTCGAGGGGTCCACGGTCGACGTGTCCGACGCGCTGTCGAAGTACAACAAGACGGCGCCCGGCACCTACGGCGGCCAGGAGGTCACGTTCGAGTTCTTCCGTGACGACGTCCAGGCCGACGACACGATGTGGAACCTCCTCACCCGCGGAACCGCAACCAACGTGGTGGTCGCCCGCCGTGGCGGCACCGGCACGGACAACGCACTCGCCGTGGGCGACTATGTGGACGTGTGGCCCATCGAGGTCATCACCCGCAACCCGGCCGACTACTCCCGCAACGAGCCCACCGGGTTCACCGTGTCCTGCGCCGTTCCCGAGGTGCCGCAGGAGGATGTCGCACTCGCGTAAACCGTGGTGGCCCGTCTCGTCCTCCCTCGGGGCGGGCCACCACCCACGTCTAGGAGGACAACGTGGGAACCTCTTTCGAGGATCTACAGGCACGCCGCAAGCCGCGCGAGAAGTCTGTCGCCGTGGTCGTCCACGACGACGAACTCGTCAACGAGATCGACCAGATCGAGACGGCGCTGGTCCGGCAACGCCACATCGACGAAACGCAGAACCTTCCGAACCGGGCCGCCAAGATGGAGGCCAACCTCGAGAAGCTGAAGCTGGACGCAACCGACCTGGCCGAGACGTTCACGTTCCGCGAGCTGTCCCGTCCCGCCTATCGGCAGCTGATGGCGGACCATCCGTCGAAGGACAAGACCCTCCGGTGGGATGAGGACACGTTCGCCCCGGCGCTACTCCACGCGACCTGTGTGTCTCACGAGTTCACCGTGGAGCAGTGGAAAGAGATCTGGGACGGCTGGGGTGCGTGGGCGACAGCGCCGCTGTACGCGACCGCGTTCGAGGCGTGCGAGCAGCCGTCCAGGGTCCCTTTTGGGTTGCGGAAATCCGGAGAGACCCGCGACTCCGCGCCGAACTTGCCTACTGCGCCCCCCGAGGAATAGAGCACTCGACGTTCCTCGGATGGTCTGACGACGACCAGGACAAGGCGTTGGCGTGGCTCCACGTCGATGAGGACCGCTGCCCTGGTTGTGGGAACCCGTTGACGTTGACGACGGACTTCGAGCTTCGTACCGAGTGGGCTGCCGACGAGGTGACCTGCCATGCGTGCCGGGCCCGGTCTGCACGTCAAGAGCAGCGTGACCGTGGGCCGGGCGAGTACGTGACGGTAGCCAGGAGGGCGTGATGGCAAACAAGGTCGTCAGCACGACTCTTTTGGCACGGGGTACCGGCGTCTATCAGGCCAAGATGGCGCAGGCGTCCGCAGCGAACGCCCGGTTTGGTGCGTCGGCGGTAGGACCGTCCGCGAAAGCCAAGACGCTGCAGTCCCGTATCGGCGGGGTGGCCGGGTCTGCCGGACTGCTCAACCCTGCCCTGCTCGGCGCGGCCGGCGCCGTGGTGGCGATCAAGTCTGTTGCCGGCGCTGCCGTCGAGTGGGAGTCCGCGTTCACCGGGGTCGAGAAGACCGTGGAGGGTACGACCGAACAGTTGGCCGGCATCGAGAGTGGCCTGCGTGACCTGTCCACCGAGATCCCGGTTACCGCCGGAGAGCTGGCGGGGATCGCCGAGTCT